ATGATCATTCCGGGAGAGGGAATCCTGACCACCAAGAGTGGTAGCGGAAGCACGGACTTCGCCGTCCTGACCACAAGTAACGTGACTTCGGTCACCGTTATTTGCGGGTGATGTATGGCAAAGAGTCCTGCGTGGCAGCGTAAGGAAGGTAAGAACCCGAAAGGCGGATTAAACGCCGCAGGTCGGGCTTCTTACAACCGAGCCAATCCCGGCAAGCCCGGACTGAAACCGCCTGCGCCTAATCCAAAGACAAAGAAGGATGCGGCACGACGTAAGTCTTTCTGCGCCAGAATGTCTGGAATGCCCGGCCCAATGAAAGATGAAAAAGGACGGCCTACGCGAAAAGCGTTGTCGTTAAAGGCATGGAACTGCTGAGTTGTACTAAGTGCAGCGTTGGAAAACCAGCGACTTCAGAATTCTTTCCGCCGCATAATAAAAAGCGGAATGGGTTCGATAGTTGGTGTCGTAGTTGTCGGGCTACATATAGAAACGGAATCAATCGCGGAAAGTTTAGAAATGTAATTTCAGATTCTGAACTTTTGGAATTAAAGGCTTCTACAAAAGAATGTGTTATTTGTGGAGATGTCGGGCCGCTTGTTGTTGATCATGATCATTCTTCTGGAGAAATAAGAGGAATGCTGTGCAATCACTGCAATCGCGGATTGGGACATTTTAGAGATAATCCAGAACTACTTGAATTTGCTCGTATGTATCTTCTTGCTTTCCATGATTCTCCCGAATGGAAAAAATATTCGGAGGCGGCGTGAACCATGGAAATGATGATTTGGAATGTGGTGCTGACGTTCATCGTCGCAGTCTTGGGGTGGGTGGTGAAGGAAAAGTTCGCTGAACTTCAGCGTCTTGGCATTCTTCTCAACAAGACCCGAGAAGAGGTGGCTAGAGACCATGTCACCCGTGCTGAGGTTCGTGCGGACAATCAGGCTTTGATGGATCGATTGGATCGTCTGGAACAAAAGATAGATCGTATCGCGACCACTGTGATTGCAGGAGAACGCCGTGGCCAAGGCTAAAAGTAAAGTTAATGCGGCTGGTAACTACACCAAGCCTGAGATGCGTAAAGCATTGTTTAACCAGATCAAAGGAAAAGCAGTTCAAGGCACTAAAGCAGGCCAATGGTCAGCCCGCAAAGCACAACTCTTAGCCAAGAAATACAAGGAGAAGGGCGGTGGATACCGGGACTGATCTCGAATTATTCAAGGCTCAAGTCCAAGCCGAACTGAATCGGCTTGAAGCCAAAGCCTCTGCCAAAACGGTGGCAGGAAAGGCCATTGGCAAAGATGGTCTCAAATACATCACAGCCATTGTGGTGATTGGTGTGGTATCCAGTTTGTTCTTGGATAACGACAAAATCGCGGCGGTGATGGGATTGCTTGGCGCTTCGTTGACGGCGCTGATCTCCATGTTGAATGGGATCGCTGGAACCGTTGAGAAAGAAGAGAAGCCCGAGTACGCGGTCATCAAAGAACTCATTGCCAAACTGGATCGACTGGATCGGAAAGAAATGCCGATGCGGGTCGATGTTGAAGGCGATCATGTCACGGTCACCAAGGGCGACGATGTCGTCAAGGCCAGCCGATGAAAGCCTCGCAGCAATCCCTGAAGGCTTGGACAAACCAAAAATGGCGGACGAAAAGTGGTAAACCATCTAGTCAAACGGGCGAAAGATATCTTCCAGAGGCTGCGATCAAGGCTCTTTCCCCAGCCGAATACGCCAGAACCACCGCAGCCAAGCGAGCCGGAAAAGCCCAAGGCAAGCAGTTCGTCTCGCAGCCGAAAGGTATCGCGAAAAAAGTAAGACCGTTTAGACAACGAGGTAAATGACATGGCGATGTCCCGTGCGAACATGGGTCAGCAGATCACCAAACCCGGCCAAAAGAAGAAGGTCGCTTCGGTGATGCGTGAATTCAAGGAAGGCAAATTGCATTCGGGTAGCAAGAAAGGCCCAGTGGTTACGAACCCGAAACAAGCGGTAGCGATTGCGCTATCGGAAGCCCGTGCTGTCAAAAAGGCAGTGGGTGGTCGTATTGATGGCTGCGCGATGCGCGGTTTAACAAGGGGTTAATCATGAAGAAAATGAAGCGTTATCAAGAAGGCGGTTCCACCAGTGTCGAGGTGGAGAAGAAGTCCAGCATTCTGGATGATCTTGGCATGAAGGGATTGCCGCTCGGCATCATGGGGCAGGGATTGATTAGTGCTTTGGAAAAAAATGATCTTGGTGGTATGGGCGCACTCGGTCTTGTTGGAAAACTTATGGAGCGCAAGAAGAAGCGCGAGATGGGTATGCCGGGAACCCCAGAAGATGGTTCTATCACCAAGATTGAAATTGAGAAGTCCAAGGGTATGGGCGATGACATGATGGGCGGTGGCCCTATTGGTTACAAGAAGGGCGGTCGCATTGATGGTTGCGCCATCAAGGGCAAGACCAAGGGTACCTATCGCTAATGGCCACTAGCGGCACAGCGACGTTTAACCCGGACTTCGCGGAGATCGTCGAAGAAGCGTATGAACGCGCCGGGTTGGAATTGCGGACAGGTTATGACCTGAGGACCGCTCGTCGCTCCATGAACTTCATGGCGCAAGAATGGCAGAACCGTGGCATTAACCTGTGGACGGTGGAGACGGGAACCCAAGTTCTGACTCCGGGAACCTACACCTACACTATGCCTGCAGACACCATCGATCTGATCGAACATCAACTTCGTATCTACGATGGCAACACCACACAGCAAGCGGACTACAGTTTGGCCCGTATCTCGGTGTCGGACTACGCCATGCTCAACAACAAGTTGACGCAAGGGCGACCGCTGCAGATCTATGTGGATCGCCAGCGTGATGCGCCGATTGTGTATCTGTGGCCGGTCCCGGATAACGTCCAGACCTACACGTTGGCGTACTGGTATATCCGCCGCATTCAGGATGTGGGCGCAGGCGGCACCAACACCATGGATGTGCCAGCCCGGTTCTTGCCTTGTCTGGTAGCGGGTCTCGCTTACTACATTGCGATGAAGAAACCGGAAGCCGCAGATCGGATTCCGCTACTGAAATCAGAATACGAAGCACAGTTCGAACTCGCGGCAGGCGAAGACCGTGATAAAGCGGCTTCCAGATTCTTGCCCTACATATCGAGTGTGACCGGCGGGTTCTGACATGAGCCAGCCATTTTCCTCTGGCAAACATGCGATTGGTTTCTGCGATATGTGCGGATTCCAGTTTAAACTGCATGCTTTGAGGAAAGAGATTTTTGACCAGATCTGGACCGGCAATCTTGTTTGCGATGAATGTCTGGACGTTGACCAGCCGCAGTTGCAGTTGGGTAAGGTTCCCATGGACGATCCGCAAGCACTCAAGGACGCACGTCCAGATCAGTCATTGATTGAAAGTCGAGACATTCAGTGGGGCTGGAACCCAGTAGGCGGCGGACAAGCGTATGACGATCCGCTGACTCCCAATCTGTTGGTCGCGGCTGGCGCTGTGGGAACCGTAACGGTATCAACATGAACTACTCACAACTTTCAACACAGATTCAGGAATACGTTCAATCGACGGAAACGTCTTTTGTGGCGAACATCCCGAACTTCGTTCAGTTGGCCGAAGAGCGAATCTACAACACCGTTCAGATTCCAGCACTGAGGCAGAACTCGACGGCGGCTGCGGTAGTTGGGAATCAGTACATGGCATTGCCTTCAGACTGGTTATCGACATTCTCGTTGGCAGCGATTCACCCTGTCACCAACGTCTATTCTTATCTCCTGAACAAAGACACCAACTTCATTCGGGAGTGTTACACGACTGTGGGAACCCAAGGTCTTCCCCAGTACTACGCGATCTGGGACGACAACACGATGATTCTGGGTCCAACCCCGAACCTCGCGTACACCTTGGAACTGACGTACTACTACTATCCGCCGTCAATCGTGAACGTCGGAACCTCTTGGCTCGGCACCAACTTTGAAACTGTTCTGCTCTACGGATCACTGCGTGAGGCTTACACCTATCTCAAGGGTGAAGCAGACATGATGCAGTACTACGAACAGAAGTATCAGGAAGCACTCGGCCAGTTGAAGAGACTGGGCGATGGCTTGGATAGACAGGATGCATATCGCTCAGGGCAGGCTAGGATTCCGGTCACATCATGAACTTTACGGCGACATCTGAACTCGGGCAGGTATTCGTTCAGACCACGGATCATCGAGGTCACACGGTCGAGGAGATCGCGGAACGTGCCGCCAATCGTTTGCTATCGGTGGATAACAAAGAAGCGTTTAACCACCATTTGCTTAAGTACCTTCGCGAGGCTCAAGAAGCCGAACGAAAGTCGATATGCAAGAAGTTAAGTGACAAGGGCTATGCGGAAATCGCACAACTAATTGGAGACCTCTAATGGCCATAAGCCAAGCAATGACAACCTCGTTCAAGGTAGAAATCCTTGACGGTATCCATGCATTCGGTTCGTCGGTAATCCGCGCCACTGCAGCCCCTGATGTGTTCATGCTCGCGCTGTACACCTCTTCGGCTACGCTCGGCGCGGCGACGACGGCATACACCACTTCGGATGAAGTGTCGTCCTCGGGAACCAACTACCCGGCTGGCGGATTGACGCTAACGGTATCTCAGGTTCCGACTTCCACCGGCACGACCGCTTGGTTGGACTTCGATGATCTGACGTTCCCGTCTGCGACACTGACGGCTCGGGGCGCTTTGATCTATAACCTGACTCAAAGCAACGCGGCTGTAGCGGTGTTGGATTTCGGCAGCGACAAGACCTCGACCGCCGGTAACTTCACCATTCAGTTCCCGACCGCCAACTCTACGTCCGCGATTCTTCGTATTGCCTGACCGGGGGTTTAAATGGCCCTCGTACTTGCAGATCGCGTCCTAGAGACTTCTACTACCACAGGTAGTGGAACCATATCGCTTGCCGGTGCGAGTGTCGGCTTTCAGGGCTTTTCAACAGGCGTTGGCGACGGGAACCAGACCTACTACACCATTGCGCTTGAAGGCGGCTCTGAGTGGGAAGTGGGCATTGGTACCTACACTGCTGTGGGCGATACGCTATCGCGTGATACGGTTTTAGCCTCCAGCGACAGTGGCAACAAAGTAACCTTTTCCGCAGGCAACAAGCAGGTCTTTGTCACTTACCCTGCTGGCAAGTCTGTTTACTTCAGTACGTCCGGCACGATCAGTGCGAACTCAGGCACGATCACAGATGTTGCAAGCCCAACTGCTGCTTTCGATGCGGTCAACAAACAGTACGTTGATGATCTTGTTGAGGCCGGTGTCACCTACCACACCCCGGTCAAGTACGAAGTACCCAGCACTACAGGCAACCTTGTTGCTACATACAACCAGCCCGGTGGCGCAGGTGTCGGTGTCAGCGCGACTCTGACCAATGCGGGATCGTTGGTTGTATTCACACCTGATGGCATAGCGGCAACAATCGATGACCGCATCCTGATCTACAACCAGACCAATGCCTTTGAGAACGGCATCTATACGGTCAAAACGGTAGGTGATGGCTCGACAGCATGGGTGTTGATGCGGGCCACGGATGCCGATACTTACGCGCTGAAAGATCCTAATGGTCTTGGCGCAGGTGATGCGTTTTTCATCACTTCGGGTAACACCGGAGCCGGTGAAACTTACGTCTGCAACACCACTGGCACAATTACGTTTGGCTCGACCCCGATTAATTTTGTTCAAGTTTCCGCTACACAGATTTATCAGGCTGGAAACGGAATCAGTATCAGCGGCCCGACCATCTCGTTGGTCGCGCCGGTCACGGTGGCTAATGGCGGCACTGGGTTAACGACAGCCCCGACTGATGGTCAGTTATTGACGGGTAACGGCACAGGCTACAGTTTAAACACACTTCATTCGGGTACCGGGATCAGCATTGCCAATGCACCGGGTTCCATCACTATTACGAACTCTGCACCGGATCAGACGGTCACTATCTCTGCGGGAACCAATATCACCGTTGACGGTG